TAGGGAATATGGTATAATTGCAGAATGGTTCTCTAGCAGAAACACAGTTGTGTCTGAACTACTAGAGCAGATACCATTAGGTACAGATAAGGTGTTGGCTGACATACTACCAATCCTTCCTATAGTTCCTACCAGAGCAGTATACTGGGCACTGACGTTAGCCTATATCCCATACTTAGAATATATATGTACTGTCGTATCTACCACTAAGGGTGGAGCTAATAGACAGTTCATTAATAAAACTAAGAGGGCCTTTAGACGAATGCGCACGGATAGAGTAACAGAGGCTGCTCCAAATAAGGACGTCACTAACTACATCAATACTAAGTTAGAGATTATTCTGGCACTATTAGGTTAATTGGAGTCCCATCTGGGACTCCGTCTATGCCCTAGTAGTCATCAGACACCAATCGCTGTCTTTGACCATCGTTGGCGTAGATACCCAGAGACTCTAGGATTAGGTAATAGCCATCCATAGTTGTGGCCACTAGTTCTCTAGAGTCGATAATGCCTCTGAGCTCTTTAGGGATGCCGGAGGACACAGCAATCTCCAACGGTATCTGCATAGTAGGAAACCCATCTAGTCTACCATGATCACCCAAGGCTGTTTGGATACTATCCCTCAACTCTATATCCTCAATGGACTCTAGCCAAGCACTAACTTTCGTCTTAGAGCCAGTAGTTAGATTTACTTTAACTGTACTATAGGTAGGTTCTGGGGCTGGGCCATACTTACCAGAGAAGCCTTTATTCCATATCTCATCATAGACAAATGCCGATGCTGTAGGGTTCTTATAGTTAGATCTAGGATTAATTCTACCCATACTCAAGTAGTCAATCTCTCCGTCTGCCAAAGACCTATAAATCTCCCTCTCTATATCTCCCGCATACTTCACAGCCCACTCTAAGGACACTGGTTGTTCAGCCATAATGGTGTCCATAATAGCCTTAATAAACTCCTCCAGCCTATTGATCACATGCTTTGGTAGTTTGGAGTTCTTCAGACCAACACCTTTTGTAACAAAATCCAGTTCCTCGTATACGTTACCTTCACACACTGAATTGTAGTAAGTATAGTGCTTACCTCTACTAGTCATTATGACGACAGGCATCAGGAATTCATTCTTCATGGCTATCTGAAAGAGCTTCTCACTCACCACACCGATACTAGCTGACATGTTAGCTAATAGGTGAATAGTACACATTGAGACGATGTATGTTAAAGCTGCGGATATTTTTACGGCCTTATCACTGAAACTTAACTTACCTTCGAACCAAATGACCCATTCCTGTAGTGTAAAGATGGTTGAGTCTGTATCCGAAACAACCACTCCCTTTCTGACCGCACTACTAAATGCAGCCATATTCGATGGCTGACTCTTAGTTACCCAAAACGCTCTAATCAAGGTTCTATACGACTCTAGTGTCTCTGTCACAGTGAGGATGGTAGATGCGATGGTATTGTAGCCTTCTGGATTGTTCTTAGATACGGCCTTTAATGTAGTACCACGAGTGATGTCCATACATAGTACACCAATGTAAGCCATAAGGTCGCCATCCGCAGATGAGATGACCTTCTCAGGATCATCCACTCTACTGTGGGATTGTGTGCTCAGTTTGTCTAGGAAGTCCCATACGAACTTCTCATTAAGATCTCTAAGTGCCTTAAAGTTGTTACTGTAGTAATATGCAGCCAGTTGTTCCGGAGTGAGCTTCTCCAGGAATGGTTTAACTCTATACTCTATGAATTCAGCGTCACGGAAGTAATACTTGCATGACTCGTATACGGACTCACAAACCTGCTCTACAGTAGGACACACTAGGTCGTACTCTTCTATAGCCTTATGTATTAAGTCCATGTCTGCGTTTCTAACAACAGACACTATGTTATCCATGGCTACGTCAGGATGGTAGTAGTGTCTATTTCCAAAAAGAAAACGCTCATTGTTGGCGTTGGCGTAACTGGTAGTACTACAACAAGTACTTGTTAAAGTAGGGTGGTTAGATAGGTTAAATAACATAGTACCCTTTGAGGCATGTGCGCCGGATAAGGAATTGTTTTTAACCTTAAAGGTTGACTGTAGTCTATCGGCGTCTTGTGCGCCCTGTTTGTCACCCTCTTGCTTCCTGACAAACTTTAAATGTTTTACCTTATTCCGCTTGTCTATATTACCTTCGATATACTTCGATAAGTAAGATCTCTCTATGTTCGGATTGGTGTAGACCGTACCTGAAGGACTAACGATGTGTCCATTTGATTCGATATGGTGGAGGTATTCGCTAAATGTTGTTTGATGTAAACTTCTATCACCATTAGGTGCTCTATTTGTTACTAGTACCTCTGGATCCACTACGTTGAATGTACCGTCCTTTAACTTTTCTACAGTAAAATCCCTAACCTCATCCAAAGGAGCGTCGGTCATGGTGGAGATATAAAAACTGGTGTCTTCTACGTAATTGGATCGGATATTGAAATCACGCACATATTCTGTAGGGTCTAGGTGGAACAAATTCATCATATTTTACCTGTCGCATCACTGTTCATACATAGCTATCCAAAATCTTTTTTTACGGCATAAAAAAGAGGGTTCGTTAGAACCCTCTATTAGTTTACATAAATCTCATAGTCGAGGTCAGTACTCGAAAGAATATCCACCATTAGTGGATATACATCCAGATCAAAGTCAAGTCCACCACAACCACACCCTAACATAGGTAACGCTATGGATTTAATGTTAAGACTACGTGTAGCGGCGACCAGTCCCTTTAACCCATCCCTCACGTACTCCACCTCACTAGGGTTTCTCCAGTGTAGTTTAGTAGGTAGGGATAGTATTACCCTATTTAAAGACTCATAGGCGTGAATGGATCCTATGGTAAATCCTCCTTCCTCGCAGGCTCGACTATAGTTCTCATGGAGTCCTGGAAACTTACGTTTAAATGATAAGGCTAGTCCTTTACCCATCACACCAACACAGTTGACGGGACACACTAGTGCATCCGCCTTACTGTCGAAGATGTTTCCTGTGGTTATTTTAAAATCAGCCAAAACAGCTACCTCGAACTACAGAAATACCTACACGGTCTTTGTTTCAGATACCGTATATCCGTTGGAACTCAATGCCTCTACCACTTTAGGTATATCTTCTACAGTAACATTGTCGATAGTGACTTGTAATGTAGACCTACCTGCTACAGCAAGAGTCTCCTCACGAACCCATGGTTGACCTATACAAACAACCTCGCCATTCATCTGTTGTAGCTTAAAGTATAGGTAGTCGTTAGCGTCGTTAGGTGTTCCTTCCGGTAATGTAGGGTAGATACTTGTATGGTAAGACTCTACCGGACTAAACAGTCTGGCCGTACCTAGATCCAATACGGCCAACACTTTTACACCTAGGTATTTTAAAGGCAACGCTGAATTGGTATGTAATTGGAAGTCAACGGTGTCTCCAATTCGTACATCACTTACGAGCATTACTATTCTCCTGTTCGTATTCATCTACGTATAATACACACGCACCACTGCGTGTGGTTACCAATGCATTACATATGTTTATGTCGGGTATGGCGTGTATAGTCAAAACACTTAATAGTTCAGCCATTAACTGACTCACGTGATGCGACAATAGACTATAATCAAAATGGTGTTCTAGAGGACACTCCACTATGCTAATTCCCAACTCATGGTTAAGGATAGTGTTTGTTAGTCTCAAACCGCTACCTACGTCGTAATCGTTAGAGGCCATGTGTGCATCTATAGCATCAACTAGATCCCTCACACCATTCAGTTCGATAAATACCGTAATCATCCACTGACTCCAACCATTATATCCTTACCAGACAACCCAACAAACCTCACCACTTCACTACCCTTAGCAAGTCCCAATAACCAAAGTCTGGCCTCAACCTTTCTCACGAAGGTCAACATCACGCACATTACAGAATGTTCGGTGTCAGCCACTGTACAGTAAGCACTAATGTATCGGGTAAGATAGTCTTCCCTACCATCAGGAGTGTGGTTTGGGTTTATGGAGATAGCCTCCACTAAAATAGACATGAGTTCAGGGAGGTCGTATTCGAAGTACTCCAGCCCATAGAGTCGTTCTTCTAACTCCACCAATATGGTAGAGGTTTCAAGAGTAATGAGTCTTTCACCCGCATGAGGCGATTCGAATTCGTACATAACCACCTCATCTAGTTATTCTGTAGACACAATAATGTCTCTACCCATCCAATCGTAGTCGTATGTCTCAAAAGCATACACACCCAAAGATCTCTCCAGTATCAACTCAGTCGCCTCTATAAGTTCATCAATGAACTCACCTAACTTAGAACTAAGGAAAGACATACCCTCTCCGTCTTTAGATAGTCCACATATCTCAAACAACAATTCCCTATCATTAACAGATTCCACTCCAGTCACCGCTGTCTGTATTGCGTGCTCTAATATATCCGTATCGTGAAAACAGTTTAACGGTAGTTCTTCCGACTTATCATCCATCATAAACCAAAGTAATTCAGTACTAACAACCCAGCTTATCATTCATTCCTCCATACTCAGCAACAAGTACTATTCCGTCCCCGCAAAAACTTTCAAAATACAGCTGGAATAAATCCATGGGGTTTATAAATACCCTATCCAAGATAGGTAGGTATTCCTTAACTGCTTTAACCACCATACATTCAAGAGATCTGTAAGTATCCAAATTGAACACAACGAGGTCGTACATATACTCAGGTAGTGTCATTGACACCACCTCCTCTACGCTCCGAGGTGAACACGAGGCTGTTCTCATGGTAAGCCATATCTGAACAACATCAGCAATTAAATCTTCCGGACTATGACCTAGGTCATCCAGTTCAGTTAAGACACTATCTTGGAAAATCCATTTATCTACTATAGGTAGGATTACACTCCCTTCTCCCGTAAAGCTTTTCGAATGCATCGCCATGTTCTAATTCTCTCTCACTTAACTTTCTTTGTAGTTCCGCAATCAGTCTATCCCTACCATCACCATTGTCTGTAAGAATTAAAGTACAGCCAGCCACCATCTGATAGTCGTAATCGGACCACCTAGTCAAACCACCGATCGTTCTTTCTATCGTCGAGTTTAAGGTGGATTTAAGTAGCTCTATTACTGACAATATTCTATCAGGGGGTAGTCTATAGTGCGACAACATAGAGAATGCGTCCTCATTCAACATCTCTCTAGGTATATTACCGTATATCTGCTGAAGTAAAATGTCGTCTATTATAGGGTAGATATTTATTACGTCGGCTAGAGTAGATGGTTTTACATTCTGTCTAAGTACATCCCTAAGCTCCCTTTCAAGTGCTGCAAGAGATATTAAGTATGTCTTACTCATACGGAACACCATTCTGTCTATGCCATTCTAAGATACGGTGATCCTCCTGAATCACCACCACTAGGTCGCCAGCTACTACACTGATAGACCATTCTTCCCAACCTGTAAGTCCCCCTACTTTATTTAAAAGCTCCATAATCCTTAGGTCGAACGGATCAAACACTTCCATATACCAGCAATTTGAGAAGTCACACGCCTCATCAAACCACTCGAACTTCTCTCTGAGTGTGGCTGGTAGAAGAGTCTTACCACTATCATTCCACTTACAGCGCGTATGAAAGTAATCAGAAACGGCCACTTCTAGTATATCTATCCAAGACTTTAGAGGCGGTATATCTAATCCGTGTGGTGTAAAAAAATCCTTACTAGACGAAGCCAGCATCTCCGCTAGTTCTCTTGTAGGCAATATTAGTTTATTCATTATTGTTCTCTGTCCTTACACACTAGTAGGATTGTTTGGATATTGATTAGACTGTTGTGCTGTATAGTAGCCGGTAATCACAACTACATCGCTATGTACCTTCAGTTCTATATGTGGCGAGAACCCAGCTGGTATTCTTATGACACTGAACACCAATCGATCTAACTCATCCAATGCGTCATTATTTATCTTAGATTCTACCCTAGGACAGGTAGCCGTAATGGATCTATTGCATTCTACCCCATACACACGCAACAATGACTGTGCTATCAAACCGTGTAGTTGGTCACTATGCCACCGTCTAGCCTGCTCAAGACTATATCTGTATCCTCTCACTAAAGTGGTTAAGTGTTGCGACAGATGCCTGCGTATCTCAAGGCTATCAAATATTAATGTATAGCTTTCCAAAATCACACCTCCTTTTATTCTTAGGGACTTCACAGACCTTGTTTGCTCTCATATATAGCTGCTGTATATATTTTTATACAAGTACTCTCAGAAGAGCTCTGAGGGCCTCTGGGACATGCGGGCATAGATTCCTCTCCTGATTGGAGAGGAATCGTTATGGGTTTATTACAGCACTAGGCAGCTATCTGTAACGTCATCATCGTCACCAGAGATGGAGTAGCGCCCACGCGAACGTGACTCCTCTAACTCTTCGAACTTCGACTTACGTTCCAACACTGATGAATGGATCTTAGGAACCTTACCTAACTCAATCACGCATGTGATGTCCGGACCATCGTTTGACTCTTCCGTGCGATAACCCACAGTACTGTAATCTGCATTTAACTTGGGTGCCGCACTATCGTAATTACGCAACAGTGTAGCCACAGAAACAGCCTCGTTAGACTCATCGATCTCATCATGCTCGTTGTATACGGATAACGTAACCAACTGAGGTTCAATGGAGGATACGCGATTGAAGTTGATCCAAGTGGAGATGTCGCGACTATCTAACTCCTTGTTGTTTGGCGCTACTAAAGCAGATAGTGCTGAGATAGTCTTAGTGGCTAAAATATCCACCTTACTACGGTTGTCAAAATCGTTGTTATCTAAATAGGTAATAACAACTGGTGATTTTGTAGCAAGAGCAATTCTATCCAGGGACTTCAACGTATCTAGTGTATTCTTACACGTAGTCGCACAGTCAGAAGCACCGATTACAACACCTACTGTAGGTACGTCACGATCAAGTAGTTCTTTAATGAATAGTGGTCCAGAGACTGACCCTGTCGCTATCTTCATTCTAGGTCGTTACTCTAGAACCGGGACGAACCCAGCTCTATGCTTTCACATAGAGGCGAGACTATATCTTATTCTTTCAGACTATAATTTAATCGTTCAACACTGATGTGGGGTGTGTTGAGGATTACGTTCACATCGGCCGCAGTTATTTTAGCCAATGGTTTACTACAGGTTATGTTCAGTCGCCTTAGTAGTTCATAGGCTCCAAACACCACCTCATTATGATCACCGAAGTTGATCCTATAGGTTTTAGTTATGGCTGCTAGGGCAGCTCTACTAGATAGCACAGCCACATATTAATCCTTATCTGTTGGTACCCTATTCTCCCCACGAGAATAGGGTAGTTTATTTTAATGGTCTGAAAGATGTCTCCATTTCGAGGTCACTTGACCCCTACACCCTGGTGAATGGGTTAGTCGTTGATCACATTCCATACCCGTAGGCTTAGGAACTTCGATGCGGATTGTCCAATTTCTATAGGTTTTTACTATGCCTACTGCTTCCATTATTGGAGTAGGTATTACAATCTATTTCTAGTTGTAAGTAGTACTATAGAACTCTAAGGAGATCCCCGCAGTTAGGAGACGCACAATCTAAGGTCACCCTTAGACGAGGCATTTAAGCTGCTTTAGCTTGTTTACCACCGGCTGTAGAGAACACTACAATATTTAAAGATTCAGGTTGGTGTTTGACCAGGATCGGTTTGATAGACTTGGCAATCTCTTCATGGTTTTCTTTACGAACCTTACCGCTACCATCAACGTCAGGTAAGATGAAGCATGCTTCGTCAGGAATACCACCATGTAGGTTAGAACGACTAGTGTCGATGATAGTGGTTTTGATTTCAGCAAAGTTCGGGTCTTCCTCTAGACCGAAGAATTGCTGCGCGATGTTTGTGCCTGCTCCGCCACAACCGTAAATACGAATAGTACCATTTTTCATTTAATTCATTCCTTATTTTTTCGTTTATTAAATACTGTTACTATAAAGCATCTGTAGTAATGCTCAAAGTAATAATATAGGTTTGAAAATTAGCCGATCGCTGTTTATTTTACAGTGCATCAACCAAGAGGTTTTATATCAAAATGAACGCAATAGATAAAGCTATCAAAGATGTTCAATTCAACATACCCAAAGAGGTACTCCATTATGCCTTTGTAGGGTCACATTATGGTAGTCTAAGATACCCTGTTTCTTTGGAATCGGTAATTAGAGAGAAGGTTATAGATGCTAGAGTTATAGAAGACTGTAACATCGTGGGTGGTGTTCAAGATTATATCGAACTCAGTAATTTAAAACCCATCTTCAACGATGGCACTACATTGGTGTATAAAATCCCCAAACACCTAACGCAGAACAAAAGTATTACCGCAGTGCACTCGGTAAACTTTGACCATGTGGAAAACAATGGGTACTTATCTGGAATGGGTGGTAGCTCTACATTATCTAGTGCCGCACACAAGATGGCAGACGCCGCGTTGACGTCTACACCAAACAATAGCGCCGAGGTATCTATCATCGGTGACAACACTATCTCTATCAAAGATCTAGGTGGCGATGGGTTTGTAGGGTCCGTAAAGGTTACGCTGAGTAATGACGCTAATATGAGTAACCTAAACGTTACCACATACAAAGCATTTTCAAAGCTAGTACTACTAGCTGTTAAAGCGTGGATACATACCAATACCATAATACCCATGGATAGCGGCGTCTTACATGGTGGTGCTGAGTTAGGTAAGTTCAAGGATGTGGTAGAGAGCTATGCCGACTCAAATGAGTTGTATGATGAATACCTAGAGACCAAGTGGACTAAGATAGCTTTCATGGACGATAGGCCAGCATACAATCGCGCACTCAAGTTGACGTCCTTCTAATGTATGGTGATGGTGAAGGATGTAGGAGTTGCTGCAAAAGGAGGCTCCATGTGTTCCAATCGCGGATCACTGGCTGTTCTGATTAAGCTGTACACGCTATGTAGGAACATATCCATGTTCACTCTATTGGAAATTACTTCACCCACGATGGCATCTTCTAGTATACCAGTGGTATTGTCTGGGAATGGCACTAGCGGACCCTTAGTGCTAGTATCTCTACCTATCTTAAAGAGGGTACTATTTCCAGACTTTATTAGTAGGGTATCCGGGGACTCGATTAGGTGTATATCTGACCACGAGTAGGACGTCACCAATAGACTACTATGGTCGTCTAGTTTATTAATGGATTCCACTAGTCCTGAAACAAACTCAGCTTTCTCAACGTCACTGAGTAGTCCACTTTTTGGGATATCCAAGTACATGACCTTTAGTGTTCCGTCATGTATACAGAAGAATGTGGTAGCCCCACTAGTACCTACCTTAGGTTCATAAAAGCTACATATAAGCTCGCCGGTACCATCATCAAAAACTTTAACTCCGGCAACATTAGAATCTAACCTTAGTTTAACCGACATAAACGTCCCCTTAATAAAAAAAAAAAGAGGATGCAATGCGTCCTCTTTCTTATGATCTTAACTACACTACTAGTAGTTTACCTTTCTTAGTCCAGACAATGGCCGATAACTCACCAAAACCATCCGTCTCGTGAGACGTTACACGGTATCCAGCCTTAGAGAGGATATCCATTGTACTTATATTGAGTCTACCTTTCTCTGTAATCAGTAGCACATCCAATAGTGGTAGTAGTTGTGGAAACTTGGACTCAACATGATCTATCGCAATCCAACCATCCTCATCAACACCAACTGTTGTATTCTTTTCAACACGACCTAATAGTTTAGTTAATCTTTCTAACTTATCACCCATAATTTATTCTCTCTTTATTTTATTGACATTCACACCGCTATCTAAATAGCAGGTAACTAGATCATGTGGTACATCCACCTCGGTCAATTTGTTACCGATACAAGATAGGGTTTTTATTGTATTTGGGACAGATAGTTCTTTGATACCATTATAATTCACACTGGCTATCATTAGGCCTTCAGGTAGACTTAGTTCCGTAAACCCATTCTTACTACCATAGAAGCACTCCACCCCTTCAGGTATATCGACCGACACCAAATCCATTTCAGAACAAAACAATGTTCGACCATTATTCAGTAGGGGTAATTTTACTACTTCCCCTTTACTGTTTTTCCCTGTTGTATACATCTGATTCTACTCCTGATTACTACTAGTTTCAAAACATTAACTAGGTTGGTGATGTAGTTGAACTATACTCTCCCGTTTATTATATATACTTACAATTTTTTTATTTACCGCCCCTACCAACGGAGAGGATATCGGTCCTATGGCTAGTACAATACACCAGTTATTCGAAGAGTATGGATCCCATATCAAGTTCGATAAGAAGATGTTAAAGAGACTTACTCGCTATGTCTCTAGTTTTGTTAATAAGAATGAGGACTCTATCAACTTCTTTGGAGATGCATTGATTGGTGTCTATCCCGTTAAGTATACTAAAGAAGATAAAGACATCTGGTTTGACGAAGTGTTGGACATGGATGAACTATCGTTGAAGAAAGACCTACACTCACTTGAGAGTATCAATACCTCATTTGTGGTATCCAGTGACGCCACTAACCAGTCATTCATATGGGTGGCACATAAGTTTGCAACCAGCAAACACCTATCACAGAAAGACAAAGATAGGGGAGCCATTGAAGCAATGAACATGATGCAGTATAAGTTCATCACCTCGTTGATGTCACATAACTTCCCATACCCAACAGATAAGTCAGTGGCATTAGCTACATATGCCGCACTCTCTAAGAAATTTGCTATTAAGAATCACGGTAGTTGGGCCAAGCTAGTTCTAGCTCGTAGTATGGATATCTTAGGTAAGGATAGTATCTGGTATAAGACTTACCAAAGACATGGTAGTGACGATGACTTGGTTAAGATGGTAAACGATATTCAGGGACGTATTCGTGAGGTGATAAAGAAGATGGTTAATGTCTTCTACACCGTACGAGAAGCTGATGCGCGTATCACTGCGACAAGTAGTACTATTGAGTTGGATGGGGTAAACCATGTGGCTGATAGGAGTAGTGACTATATAGCCAGTAAAAGATATATACACACGGTCGTGTCCTCTAAAGACGGACTCATTAAAGATCCGCTAGTGAAGGTCATCGGTCAGGCGGTGCATACAGTCTCCGAGAAACACCTCTTAGAGGCTCTAGAATACGTTACAGACAACTATGGTGCACGGAAAGCAGAGTTTATTGCCGAACTACTCGATGAGTGTCTAGTGTACTCTCTAGGCTATCTACGTGACAACGATATTCAGTCCAGTGACCTACCTTTAGTGATAAGCAAGCTTAGGTCTAGCTATATGTCTTCTAGATCTACCGACCCTAACTTAATGCGATTGCGTGAGTTAGCAGATATGGTGGTTAAGGAGTCTGTAACCAGTAAGAGTAGTTCCACACTAGCTAGTGCCAGAACAGCCCTCTTACTATACATAGTACTACGTACACTCACCAAGTCACACTTTAGCTAGAAGACGACATAAGTAGGGTCCCGAAGGACCCTACATTTATGCCGCTACTGCCTTTTCTAAATAACCTGTAGACTCAAAGAAGTGTAGCAAAGCCTTAAGTGGTTCGTCAAAGAAGCGGATGAACGACAACACCTCGTAGTCTCTGTAGTAGATGTCCTTGGCCTTTAGCTTGTCCTTATAGTCCACCTTCGCCAAGGCTTTGTTGATGACCGCCAGAGCCTGCTTATTAGTAAGGATTGGTTTGTCGTTAGATCTTCTCACTGCATTGTACTCTGAGTCTAAATCTAGCGCTTTACTCGAGATGATAGACTTGAACATGCTGAGATCTTCAAACTTACTCTCAACATTACGTAACAACCACTCAATGGCTAACTTGTAAGGAGTGGGGGAAGTAGCTACACTAGCCAACACTACACGATCGCTAACACCTTCAGGGATAGTACCGTCAGTAAGGAAATCCACGATAGATTTCGGAATAGTAACATGGATACCATTAAAGTCTATTCCATGCACGTGGTCTTTTAACGCCAATACCGTCTTGAATACAGCACGTACTTGTTCAGGACTCAAAGCCGGAGCCAGGGTTACGTTTGTTTGACAAGTACCAACAATGGCTTTCACTGGTACAGCAATGGTAACGTCTGGTTTGACTACTGATAGTACATCGATATAATCGGGTACATCATCTACCGTGTAGTAATGATTATCAAAACCACGTACCACCATGTCCCGATACGTCCTATCTGCCACCATTTTCATCTCTGGACTCTCTAGCCAAGTAGGGAGTCTGGTACACCATTCGAACATAGTGGAGCGTACTATGGCTAACTGAGATCGGAAGGGATTAATAGAATCCTTTAGCTGTTCGTTAAAGAACAGCTGATCTAGTTCGTGTAGTTTATCGTACTCTATGTCCTCGATGGTGTAGTCGTTATTAACATCCATCACTTTCTGTAGTGCCAAATATAGGTGGGGTTTATATACAAAGGATATCTTGGACTTCTCTCTAGTGTCTCGAAGATTAAAGAGGATGTGGTCTCTGGTTTCTTTGGTGAGTGCTTTCACAGTTGTATTCTCCTAGTTGATGTCTTTCTACCACCAGCTAGGAGTTAATCTCTCTTGAGCCTTAGCCAGTGGTTTTGTTTTACCATTTCTCTTACGTCTCTCATCCCTAGCCTCACTGATAAGTGAGTCGGCATTAATGATCTGTCTACCACCTAACTTGGTAAGGTATTCGGTAGCCCTCACTAATCTGTTCTCCATAAGAGCAATCTTTATTTGATCAGAACACGCAGCTAACTCTTCCTTGACTGACTCAATGTATGTCTTGATCTTATCTATTTCACTCCTTACATATAGCTCCTCAGGAGTAAGTCTTTTAGCCTCACCAGTGGCATGGGATAGGGCTGAGTTCTCCTTGATGTCATAGTACTTTAAGTGTTTACCATACATCAAGAACCAGTGTGCTAATAACCATGCGATTACACAATCGTCATTACCTGAGGCCGAATGGTCTATCCTACCATTCTTGGTCACTAGTGAAGTGATCTCACCAGACAACGTATCGTCGTGTACTAGGTGTCCTGAATTAGAGGCAGCGTTTTGTATTACTCTGGAGTATAGTAGCTCACGACTGGCTCCAGTTGTATTAAAACCAAACTCCTTCTTAAACTTCACATAGACGTCGTCTGTTCTTCTACCCATCGGTTGTCTAATTTCCAACAAGTCCCTTTGTCTATCGTCAGACTCATCGATCACCCTATTAAAGATACGTTTGAACGGATCTTCTCCAGCGTTAGGCAATGATAGTAATAGCGAGTCAGTGATGGTTTGTCCTGTAGATTTCTTCTCAACCACCAAGACAGTTTTCTTATACTTTATCATGAAGTCAGATAAGAACATACAGTAGGTGATTAGATTTGTCTCATTGATAGGAGAGACAAATACCACACCACCGTCCAATACGGAAATACCGACCAAGGCTATAAAGTCTCTACCTACAGCCTCTGAGGTATCTAGGCCCATCACCACATTGTTATGCTCCATGTAGTAGTCTATCTGGTCTTTAGGTACATACCATCTAACTATGTATCCCTCTTTGGTAATCTCCAGATGTGTTGGTTCTTTTACAGACTCACGTATAGCACCATTTAACTTGTTATTTAGTGGTGACTTAAGGGAACCGCGTGTCCACCTATTAAAGAAGTCACGGTCGGCCTCTTCGCCAGTGGCACCCGATCCTTTGAGTGCTGTGCGCAACCAATCATCAGATTTACCCAACTGTCTATGGCTAAATGTACCATTGATCAGCGTCATTGCACCAGTGCAGTTTTTAGATACTAACACATGCGCATCTTCCTTGGTCTTAACGTCATATATTCGTTCAGTCCAGACTGTGGCTCCACTATAGATTTTATACATGTAGCCACCATCACGATCATCGATCTTACCTGCCGTCGTAGTGAAGATTGTACCGTACGGAACACCCTTACGTTTAGCCTCTTCACGTGCAGCTGTACCAGAAGCAAGTAGTGCTGGAATGGAAGTGCCGACATGACGGATGAATGGTCCCTCATCAATCTGGTTAATAGGGGATGTACCACCACGCCCTACATTTAACGCTGCCGCCTCACTAGACTGAGCTACCGCTGTTCTATATTTGTTACCTCTTGTGTTATAGGTAACTTCGATACTGTTGTCAGAATCTTTCTTGTCCTTAACGTATAGATAACTTGGTAGTAGATCCCTAATACGTTTAAGTCTCTCCACGTTAGCAGTACGTAGTGCGTTATCTTTTGTCAGTAGGTTGATGGTTGTGTTTGTACAGGATACAAATAATAGATTCACCATCAAACAGTCTGTGGAGACAGACTTACCTGTTTGTCGTGGTTGGATAAGTAGATAATCTATCCCCATGTAAAACGACCAGATTAGCGATAGGTTACCACGGTTAGCTATAAACTGTACTGGTTCTGTACCAGACTGAGGAGGTATTCGAACAACCTCCCTAAAGAAGTACCAAGGGTTATGGAAGCACTCCGTATATATCTTAACTTTAATTTCCTCACTCAATAGTTTGGAGTGTGGATCTATACCTTGTAATTCTGGCTGCAACAGTGTTAAGTGGAAACAGTTGTTCTCCACACCCATTCTTTTATATACTTTAGCCATGCGGATGAATGACTCATTCGTTGTCTCCATATCCACGATGGCTGTTGGAAATCGCTTATAGTCGTTATGTATTAGGATCATCTCAATATCCCAGCATAGAGCTAGGAGACTGTATATACAATCCCCTAGGTATGTTATTTATTAATGTACATGTTTAGTGTAGACTGAGCTAGCTCTAGATCGCCTGTAGCGGTCTCTTTAATCCAGTGTATATCTACATTACAGCTCGCATTAGGAACAAAGTCTACAATGAAGGTTTCTTGCCAATCTGTAACTGGACGGCGGAACTCAGTCCTATCTATAACCACACGCATGTGTGTTGGTGTTACAGCATGTCCTTCTCCAGCCTCTACATTGACGAGTGGATCTGTCTTCACGTATACGTCGTTCAACCAGTCGCTCAGATTATCGTGTTCTGAACTGATGAATACCTCATGCGTACCATCACCTAGGTCATTACTACACGCATAAGTGTTTAGACCGAAGAACATATCACCATCACTATTATAGTCAAGGTACCATGGACTTTCTTCAGAGTGGGCTGGACCCTTTAACACTAGCTTGAACGTCTGGATGTGTCTATAATCCATATACGAAGGATCAACATCTTTAAGGTTCAAGACTGCTGCTAATGTCTGTTCAATGCCGTAGAATGTAGGCTGGAACGCATTAGCTCCGTTCACGTCAAAGTCAACATACTGCGTGACGTCTAGCGCTAGTTGTCTCTCCATGTTATATAGGAAGAAGCGTAGCTTATAGCCATTCACATCATCTATCCATTGTGGTGCAACGAATAGCTTAACTTGATATGCTACGTCTGCGGCTTCTGTGATCGCCGTATAGCGCTCTGAGACAATACCTACATTAGAGTTACCAGTGAAGGTAGATTCGTCGTCATCGAGCTTGTACGTAAGTACAAGGGGTATTCTTTGACCAACGATTGAGGGTAGGTAGTCATCCAAGCCGTGGAGTGTTGTAGTCTGCCCGTCAATGTTTCTATTCTGCACAGTGCCGTCACTATACTCCACCACAGCACTAGCCTTCATAGAAGTGAGGGGTAAGTTGAGTGGATATACGACAGTATTATTTAGATCACTAGATAAGAACGGTGATACTAGACGGACACCCGTAACGTGCTTAACAGGATTACTCGCAGACTTAACGAATGCGGTGTTAACAGCAAGCATACGGTTAATTGAAGAGACATTACCCTCGTTGTTATATATAACGAGAGTCAGCAATTCGCCGTCGTCTAGAGCATAGTTAGTGTGTCCACTTCTTGGCACCTTGATTGCGGTAGAAGACAGCGGATCGCTCCCCACAGTCTCAAGCTCAATAGCGTCATCAACCACATTGTTATTCTGGTCGTATCTAGCACTGATCACTGTACCGTGTTGACCGATGTCTCTACCAAGGAATACCTTATACTTCACATTAGCTGTACCGTATACTCGTAGTCTACTGTCCACCGTAAAAGTATTTGGCACGACACTATCGTTGACGTATATTCGATAGGACTCACTTGGCTGACCAATGTTCGCTCCCAGTAGCGCTTCCTCTTTCTTCACTCCAGATAGCTCTACGGTATCCACTGGCTTTAGGGTAGGTACTTTTGTAGTTGGATCAACATAAACTACTCTAGACATACCGCTAGTCCAACTAAGTACAGCATCGTCTAAGTTAGGTACAAATCTACCCTCACTGCCATCACCCATCCATAGTTCTTCCAATCTCCATAGGCGAAAGCCACGATTCTTATCTTCTTTCAATACTACTTCATTTACAGTACTCATTATCAAGCACCTCCGATTCTAACGTGTTGCGTCATATCCACTAGACCATTAAGATATTTTAAAGACAATCTCTCTAGCGTTTGATACTCATAGAGTGTTACAGTTATATCTTCCATATAGCGGTGTGGGTGTATAGCCACCAGTTCCTTAGTAAACGGTAAATCTATTAGAGTAGGGTCCATATCCAGTAGAGGTAGGTAAGGTTGTGCAAGACTAACCAATTCCTTCTCTGTAAGAGCACCGTGCTCTATACGGATATTACCGTTCTTCATGTCTTCAAGTACTGCTGAAATAAACACACTATAAAGAACATATGCTCTATCTACAGTAATGAATGGTGGGAAGGTTGGTTGTGGTAGCTTACTGGACAGTAATGCAGATAGTCGTATATTGAGAGACAGTGAATCCGATTTAAACTCACTAATGTTTTCTATACCTAAACCATAGTGCGGTGGTTGGTAGTATTCGATAGTGTACGGACTACCATCCATAACGCCCTCCACCAACACACCACTGTGATCTTCAGCATATTCTAACATGTCTGGCTGCAATACCTTACCACGCACCACTACCCTACTCAACCTATCATCACGGATGTCAAACTTATTATTAGCGCTCAACATACCTTGCTTGACTACACCACACTCAGAATGGTCCTCAGGTAACTTATCCTCAATGTGTCCACTCCACCGTAACGTGAGAGACTGGTCTGCAGCTGCCACTAAGTATTCTTTGTTTATGATGACTATTTCGGTACCGTCATTTAGTACGTAATCTAAACCAGCTATCAAACAGTGGCCATTTAACCACACTGTAAGGTTACCCATTGGTAGTTCCAATGGAAGATACCTACCATCTTCATATCTAACCACCCTATGTCGTAACACCTGTTCGGTAGACCTAAGGATGGTAGTGTACCCCAACGCCTCCGTATCCGACACCACCAACGGAAGACGTAGTCTAGGATCAACATCCCATCTAACTATAGAGTCCTCGATTCTATAGTGCTCGTCGATCACCGCTTCTATCCACTCGCCGGTTAAGCCAGACGGCTGAGCTACAGTGAGCAGGTAGAATCTATAATTGCGTTCTGGATCTAATGGTTGTATTACTTCACCAACCACATAATCTGGGGAGGTCGTAGTCTTACCACGAAAACCCTCTATACGAGCACATTCTGGATGAAGTGGATAGTACTCGAATCTGTTCGAGGTAATGTCGTACTGCCCCAACATCACACCATCGCCATCATACTCGTAGATCGTGGAGTTACTACGTAGACCTACTGGCAGTTTAAACTCTAATTCACCACCGTCATCAGTACCAGGTATAGGACTAGAGAATAGCTCTACCATGATAGAGTCATACCCGTACCCCTTAGTTACATCAGAGATAGTGAGCTCATCTTGTTTGGAGTATAGAGACACATGTTCGCTAGCTTCCAACTTTTCAGCACGCCATTCACCGATTACGCCACCAAATCCAACCATTGCTTCCAATATCTCCTCATCACTGAGCTTATATAACTCATGTGTCTTAGAGGCATTATGATCCAGAGGTCTGTCATAACCAGAGTGTCTGATAATAAGTCTAATGGTTAGGTTATCCATATTGAGGATGTCAGGATTATCAGCGATGAATTCCTCAATGTAATTCACAGGGATGGAGTAGTCTTGGTGGGTAACCATACGGATTGAGTCTAACGCATTGTTGTGGTATCTCACTCCTCTATAGTTCCCTTCACCGCCAAAGGTCTTATCTATCAGAAGAATATCAATGTCGTCATAATAGTCAATTGTTGGGTTGTCGTAGACAGGCTGATGTAGTAAGTATTTAGCCTTACTATCTAACTCACTCACAAATGTAGGTAGTTCAGATACCTTGAAATCTAACACCTTCTTAACAGATAGGTCCTGCACGAATTCGAGACTATCGCCAACGGTAACCATGCCAGGACTAAAATGACCATACTCCAGACCATTATGTTTTAGCCAGACATAACCAGAATCTTTACGATCATAATAGTCATTAAGGACTTCAAGGATCGTATCACGATGATCCATCAACCCACCAGCCGCATAAATTAGTTTATCTATGCCACTAGACCTAGACGATTCCCTAAATGAATTCTGATAAAGACGTAAGTATAGCTTATCTGCTCTAGGGTCAGGCATGTAGCTATAGTGTTTAATGGCTAAGAATAATACCCCGCCCATACCACGTTTGATGTACACGTGGTTACGCATGAACTCTACGCCGTCGGTTAAGTATAAGTTGGCAGTTAGTTCATTATCTACCATTACGTCAGATAGGGTTGTCCAGTTTTCGTAACGCTGTAGTAGACCAAGGGCTCTATCTGGTATGTTACCTATCTGGAACAAGTAAAACCTTTCCTGTTGGTCTGGAAGGTACAGGATGTTCCATGGGAGCTCCATATGTCGCTTAATCCCCTCTTTAGGGGCTATTCGCTTTGGAACCAATATGGATGGTCTATCCATAAATGGATTACACCAGATATTCCTCGTGGCCTTATTAATCAGTTCTTTAAACATCTAAGGAATCTCCTAAGGTGATGTAGACTTATTCGTGGTCACTTAGTTGATGCAGTAATGCACGAACATAATCTTCACTACTACCTCTACCTCGATATCTTTGCACCTGCTTAGATAATCTAGTTCTTGTGTAGTTCTTTTCATTAATTGCGGTATACATAAGAGCGTGCCATGTAGGTGGGTGCTCTAGACCAATAGCTACCGTCTCTTTAGCCTGCACCCCGTGCCAGCCTGCAGTGGAGGATAACATCGTAATTAGTGTACCTACGTTCAGGTCGGCTAGTCGTGTACTGCCCGTAAGGGTCTTAATTCTACCAACAAAGTTTTCTAGATCATCTATATAGTTTAGGTCTCTGGCAATCTCTAGACTATTGGCCACAGGAATCTTAGTTATGTTGGCTAGTCTGCTAGCTACTTTAACACGCAGTTCGTCATTCCAAGCAGCATCCTTCGTATGGATTGAATAGTAGTAGTAAGCGGCCGCCACCGTTACCTTTAATTGACTATCTGGATCCAGTCCTAATCTACCACTGATGTTCTCAGCAAACCAGCTAACGAATACAAACATTGGAACATCAGATACGCGATATAGTGGAGAATAGTCATCGTCCGAATAGATCAGCTCCAGAGCTGCGCGAAGGGCTAGTAGTTTCAAACCCCCCTCATCCTTCACACGGATGGTGGAATCAGGACCACGCCCAGCTAAATATGTTCTACCATCGATCACGATATTATCGTCTACTTTGATGGGATGATAAAAGGCTGGGGTTTTAGATTCGGTATCCACCAACACTCGAACCTTCTTCATTACCTTAGGTGAGTCTGGTAGTAGCTCACTTACGGTACTTAGATGACCACGGATAGAGTCTTCCTTAATACCACGAATCACTCTACCCATTTCGAATAGCGATCCTGTCGTTGTGTCGTATGAGTTCTTAAGCATTTTCACTAGTCCTCTTTCTTTCATGTTTGTAGTAAGAGTATACATTACGTATCTAAATACCCATATCAATATGTAACGTATTTTTTTACATCGGATATATACCATTGGCGGCCGCCAAGGACGATAGATTCTTAGTATGGTGCGTTACAAACATAATTGTTTTAATTAGCTAATTAAAATCGAACGTGTATGCAATAACATACACTCATTAAGGAGTCGTAAAAATGACAGTGACGAGCGCAGCTCCACAGTTCATTCTAAACGGGATCCAGGACCTTTCCGGTCGAGAAGTTGGACCCGTACAAGAAGAACTTCCACAACACCTTCCATACGTGCATCTCTTCACTGAGCGCGGTCCAGAGACAGTAGAACTAGCTGCTGGCGCTGACCTGACACGTATCTACGGTGCAAAATCCTTCGACTATCGTTCGAAGTATGCTAACCATGCTACTGTATTAGCCAACACGATCAATGCCGAGGGTAACTCCCTTATGGTACGTCGTATCACTGCAGCTGATGCAAAGAAAGCAAGACTTCGCCTTTGTCTTGAAACAGTACCGTCTGAACTGACTGTATGGAACCGTAATCCTGACGGTACCTACGAGCTAGACATCAACGGTGACCGTGTTTCTAGTGGAGCGACTGCTCCTGGTGTTCTAGCACGCTGGATCGTTAAAGAAATCCCTGATGGAGAACTAGTAGGTTCTGGCGTAGTTATGGCTGGTGACCTAGTAGGTAGCGACCCGATGATTCCATCTGTTGTACGTCCTATCATGGACTTACCGGCGAGTCACAAGGGTATGTATGGCGATAACATCGGTTTCCGCTTTTATGCGCCTACACTAAACTCTAGCATTGCTGTAGATGATGAAGTGATCTTAGATCAGGAAGCATATCTATACCGATTGCAGTTCGTTGAGCGTCCAGACGCTAAGTCTAGTCCAGTAACGACACGTACGCTTTCTGGCGGACAGTTTGTTGAGTTCTCGTTCAAAGACGGTGTGATCAACAAGAAGGTAGATGCTGAGCTTTCGTTCGGTAAGCTACTACCATCTTCATATCGTGCAGTTGACCCAACTAGTGGTCTTCCACCAGTATACGGTCCTTGTGACGAGCTACACCTATACAAAGACAACGTTGAGGCGGCATTGATTGAAGTCGGTTCTGCTATTGAAGGCGTTGCTGTTGAAGACGGCCACATCTATAACTTCGTAGGTGGTGTTGACGTTGATGGTATTCCATACGACAACTTCGAACTAGTTGGTCCTGCACAGGGTGGTATTCTATTGACTGAAGGTGCTACACACTACCTTAAAGGTGGTGCTGATGGTACGCTAGACAACGATACTTTCGATACGTTGGTTGGTAACAGTGTAGCTAACTTCGAGAATGATGAACTAGATCTGATGGACGATGCTAAGTATCCGTTCTCAGTAATCTACGATTCTGGTTTCTCTATTGAAACTAAGAAGAAGTTACTAACACCAATCGGTCTACGTAAAGACGTATATGTGGTACTAAGTACACAGACGGATGGTGAACCAGCTAACACAGCTAGCGCTGACTCTTCTATGGGCGTTGCTTTGCGTGCAGCAGCACGTATGTATCCTGAATCTGTATTGTACGGCACAGCATGTTGTCGTGCGGTTATTATCCCGCAGGCTGGTTACCTAACCAACTCTAACTACGATAAGCTTGTACCGCAAGTTATCGACTTTGCTCAGAAACAAGCACGTTTCATGGGTCAAGGTAATGGTGAGATGCGAGCTGGTGCTGGTTATGATATTGCTGGTAATAACCACGTGTCGTTGCTAAACAATCTAAACAATACGTATAAGCGTACGCGCGTACGTAATAAGGATTGGGCTGCTGGTCTTTCGTGGAGTGAGACGTACAACCGTCGTAGCTTCTTCTACCCTGGTTTCCAAACTGTTTATGACGATGACACTAGTATCCTTAACTCTACAATCAACATGGCTATTGCTGTTGAACTAGAGAAAGTGTGTCAACGTACTTGGCGTGACCTAACAGGCAATACACAGCTAACGGCTGATGAGTTTGTAGAACACTCTAACGAGTTAATCGCCAAAGCAGTATCTAACCGCTTCGATAATCGCGTAGTTATTGTTCCTAGAACATACTACACAGAAGACGACTCTAAGCGTGGTTACAGCTGGAGTTGTGAAGTCAACATGTACGGCAACAACATGAAGACTGTTGGGTCTTTCACCGTTACCGCACGTCGTAGAGAGGATCTTGAATAATGGCACGTATTAAAGATGCAGTTGCGGCTTCTGCAGGACACATGAAAGGTACTAAAGCACCTGCTGTGGACTTGTCTCGAGGCGCACGAGGTCAGAATGGTCCACTTACGGACCTTAAGTCTATCGTAGCTAATAGCTCTTACGTTAAGCGTAATGTAATCGCTATCCTGATGGAACCACCACGTGGTTTCCAGGACCTTCCTGACAAGGACGTATGGGTGAAGACTCTGAAGAACTTGGTTGAGCTTTGTCCTCAATCAATAGAAGGTCTTACCTCTACTCTACAGGTTGAGTACGTAGAGAATGCTGTTGGTGGTGCTGGTGAGATGCAACAGGACGTAGCTAACGTTACTCGCGATCGTTCTGCACCAGTGTTCGTGTGGCCAGAGAAATATGGTAAGGCTGTAAACAACTTCTTAGACGGTTGGATCTTAAACCTACTTGGTGATCCTGAGACTAAGATTCCTCGCGTGATGAACTACGCCGCTACTAAGCCTACAGATCTACTACCAGACTATACTGGTATGACTGTATTGTTCATCGAACCTGACCCGACTCACACTAAGGTAGTGACTTCATGGTTGTGTACAAACATGATGCCAATGACTGGTGGTGAGAACGTAGGTAAGCGTGACCTTACTGCAGCTGGTGAGAAGATTGATCATTCGATTGGTTTCACCGCTATTACGCAAGTGGGTGAGGGAGTTAATCAAGTGGC